TTTTTATTTTAATAAAGTCCTTTACTTTTATTCTAGAATAGTGCATCATGACTGTATTGATTATTTATTAACAACAAGAAAGGAGAAAAATATGAAAAATCAACTAACTACTAACCAACAAAACGCGATGAATATCTTAGACGACCAAGTTATTACTCAGTCCGACTTTGTCGACGAGGGTGGTGCTTATGTAATCTTATCTGACTTAATTGAGATATTAGTTGGCGAGGGTTGGACTACTAAATCTGCCGAGGGCACTATTGGTTCTCTGTGTGAGACTAAGCACTTAGATTTATTTGAGCGTGCTATGGACAACTTTCCTTTTAACCCTTCTTGGGCTCGTCAGGATACTTGGTGGTTGTCGCTGTAATAACTGCCTCTTAATAAATGGCTCCTTCGGGAGCCATTTTTTTATTTTAATAAAGTCCTTTACTTTTACTCTAGAATAGTGCATCATGACTGTATTGGCTGACAAAGAAAGGAGAAAAATATGAAAATAACAACAAAACAAAATGACAACTATCTAGAGGTTACTTTAAATGGCAACTATGTTGGAATGTCTGCATCATGTACTGATAAGATCTTGTCTATTGAAACTGCGGGACACAAAGATTGTAAACTTGTTGGTGTAACTGCTACAAATAAAACTTTTGAATTATCAGGAGGCATACATGCAGGAGGAACTAGAAAAGATTGGTTTTTAGAAGTTGACGGAATAACTGTTCTTTATACTAATAGCGCAAAAGACTGTTTAGAATTACTTTGTGCGCTAGACTGGACTGATGAACAAATTGATTTTTCTAACCGCTTATACAAAAAAGATACAGCGAGGAAGGGTTAAATTCCCTCCCAGTTATATGGCTCCTTCGGGAGCCATTTTTCGTATTGGATATTGGCTATTCATGAGGAGTGGATTTATTAATTGATGTTGACGAAAAGTCGGATATTGGCTAATAGTCTAATAGGTTGTTGTCGAATGCCTCTTGTAGAAGAGTATACAGCGTATTAGATGAGGTTATTAGATGACTATTAGATGTAAGAGGTAATATGGGATACGTATGGTAATTCTTTACCATAGCAAGGGAATAGGGTTAGAATATGGAACAACGAGGTAGTGTGAGCCTTATATAAGTCTGGAGAGACATACCATATATGGAAGCGAGTCGCAAGGAAAAGAAGCTAACACCTAAACAGGAGAAGTTCGCTCAAGCGGTTGCATCAGGAACCAGCTTAAAGGAGGCTGCCGTCCTTGCTGGCTACTCACACAAGAATGCTGGCAGAGCAGGAGCATTCCTCGCGAACAACGAGCCTCTTGTACAACGACGAATACAAGAGTTACAGAACAGAGGGGCAGCGAGGGCAACGCTCACACTATCCAGGCATCTTGACAATCTCGAAGAGTTAAGAGACAAGGCACTCTCGAACAATGCCTTTGGGGCAGCAGTAACTGCCGAGATAAGCCGAGGCAAAGCAGCAGGAATATATGTCGAACGCAAAGAACTAACGGTCAACAAAACGTCAGACCTTACCAAGCTAGAAATAATAAGTAGACTCAAAGAATTACACCAAGAGTCAGGAGGGGTTTTGCCTTCGACCACATATACTATTGAAGGAGAACAGTCTGTTGACTCCGAGCCTGAGTTCGAGAAGACTGTTGTCGAAGAGTCAAAGGACAATAGTTCTGGAGTTATTTGATTATGAGTAGGATTCTTTTCTATGTGGACTCTTGGTATCTTGACTCAGAGCATGATGACCCCCCCTGCATGTATGACTTCTATATAAAAACTTTACGTTGGTTCACAGTCCGTAGTCTCCAAAATATATTCCACAAAAATTTTGCAATATTTTTATAAATGAAAGATAACGAACTAGAGCACATACCCCAAGAGTTACTTGTCGAACATCTCGAACTATCGGAACGATTGGCGGAACTCACAGAAAAGGAAACAATACAGACGAACTTTCTTCCATTCGTAAAAGCGATGTGGTCAGACTTCATAGAAGGGGAACACCACCGCATAATGGCAAAAGCTTTTGACCGAATAGCATCAGGCGAACTGAAAAGACTTATTATAAATATGCCCCCACGTCATACTAAGTCGGAATTCGCCTCCTACATGTTCCCAGCGTACCTAGTCGGTAGGAATCCTGGACTCAAAATTATCCAAGCAACACACACTGCAGACTTGGCTGTTCGTTTTGGTCGTAAGATTCGTGATTTAATTGTAACAAAACAATATACTGATGTGTTCCCGAACGTTGAGTTAAATCCAGAGAGTAAAGCAGCAGGAAGATGGGAAACAAGAACTAGAGACGGAAAAATGAACGGCGAATATTTTGCATCAGGTGTCGGTGGTGCTCTAGCTGGTAGGGGTGCGGACTTATTTATTATTGACGACCCACATTCTGAGCAAGATGCGATGAGTGCTAACGCTCTTGATGATGCGTACGAATGGTATATGACTGGACCAAGACAGAGACTACAGCCAGGAGGTGCCATAGTAATGGTTATGACGCGTTGGTCTAAAAAAGATTTGACTGGTCGCGTTGTGAAAAAAATGATGGAATCAGAAGAAGCTGACCAATGGGAAATTATAGAACTGCCTGCGATTCTACCAAGTGGTAAACCTTTATGGGAAGGTTATTGGCCACTGCCTGAATTACAAAAGATCAAAGCCTCTATTTCTCCAAGTAAATGGACAGCTGAATATATGCAGAACCCTACTGGGGAAGGTGCGTCGATCATCAATAAAGAATGGTTTAAAGTTTGGGATAGAGATTCTCCGCCACACGTTGACTATATTATTCAATCTTACGACACGGCTTTTTTAAAAACTGAAAGAGCGGATTACTCAGCTATAACAACATGGGGAGTGTTTTATCCTGAAGGAACTATCGGGGAAGACAGTTACGCAGGTAATGAAGCACATATTATATTATTGGATTCAGTTCGCGAGAGGCTTTCTTTCCCTGAATTAAAACAGAAAGCTCTAGAACAATACAACGAATGGGATCCTGAGTCTGTNATAATAGAAGGTAAGGCATCGGGNATGCCTCTNACACAAGAACTCCGTGCTCTTGGCATACCTGTACAAAACTTTACACCGAGCCGAGGNCAAGACAAAGTTGCTAGATTAAATGCGTGTACTCCGTTGTTTAGTGGAGGTTATGTGTGGGTGCCAGAAACTAATTGGGCAGAACAACTTGTTGATGAAGTGTCGGACTTTCCTTACGGAGAACATGATGACTTAGTTGATAGTACAACACAAGCATTAATGAGATTTCGTCAAGGAGGTTTTGTAAAACTAGGAACTGACTATGAGGAAGAACCAGTGTATCGAAGGAAACGAGTTTACTATTGAGTACATTATAACGTATGATTTAAACTTGCTCATCAAAATTGGAGAAAATTAAAAGTAAATGGCAATAGAAAAAACAATGTTGGACGCATTGATGAATGGTGAGTCTACTGAAGTTGAGATCCCAGAAGAAATGGGTGAAGTCCTGCCTGAAAACATAATTATAGAAGGCGAAGAAGAAACTGACATTGCTATAGTCCCTGACCCAATAGAAGATTTTAATGAAAACTTAGCTGAAGTTATAAACGAAAGTGACTTACGAGCACTTTGTATGGACTTAACATCAGATTTCGACGAAGATGAAGAGTCTCGTAGAGAATGGTTAGAAACATTTACAAATGGTTTAGACTTACTCGGTATAAAAACTGAAGATAGAAGTGAACCATTTCCAGGTGCGAGTGGTGTACATCACCCTTTATTATCAGAATCTGTAGCACAGTTCCAAGCACAAGCCTATAAAGAACTCTTGCCTGCTGATGGACCTGTTAAAACACAAGTTTTAGGCAACGTTGACCCCTCAAAAGAGCAACAAGCACAAAGAGTCAAAGAGTTTATGAACTATCAGATAACATACAATATGGAAGAGTTCGATCCAGAACTAGACCAGTTGCTGTTTTATCTCCCACTTTCTGGTTCTGCTTTTAAAAAAGTTTTTTATGACCCGTCTAAAGCAAGGGCAGTAAGCAACTTTATAATGGCAGAAGATTTTATAGTTTCTTACTCAACAACAGACCTTCTTGATTGCCCAAGAGCAACACATGTCATACAGATGACAGAAAACCATATTCGTAAGATGCAACAGGCAGGTTTATATAGAGATGTAGAGATAGGCGAACCCTCGCAAGACGACGAAAGTCTTTCTGGTGTTAAATCAAAGATAGACAATATAACTGGAGTCAGCAAACCTTCAGTTGCTGAGACCTATACAGTACTCGAAATGCATGTAGACCTCGATTTAGAAGGTTTTGAAGACTCAGAAGACGGTGAAGAGACAGGAATTGCCTTACCATATATAGTTACAATGGTAAAAGAGAGTAATCAGATACTTGCTATACGAAGAAACTTCTCCCCAGACGACCCTCTTAAGAAGAAAATAGAGTACTTTGTTCACTATAAATTCCTCCCAGGACTAGGTTTTTATGGTTTTGGGCTTATACACATGATAGGTGGTCTAAGTAAATCAGCAACATCTATACTAAGACAACTTGTCGATGCAGGCACATTAAGTAACTTACCTGCTGGATTTAAGGCAAGAGGAATGCGAATTAGGGATGATGATACACCTATAGAGCCTGGAGAATGGCGAGATGTAGATGTCCCAGGTGGCACTATAAGAGATGCGCTTATGCCACTACCTTATAAAGAACCAAGTGGAGTATTAGCACAACTTTTAGGTGTTATCGTAGAAGGTGGTCAGCGTTTTGCAAATATAGCAGACATGAAAATAGGTGACATGGGTCAAGAAGCACCTGTTGGTACAACTATTGCGATGCTAGAACGTGGTAGCAAAATTATGTCGGCGATACATAAACGTCTACACTATGCTCAAAAAGTAGAATTTAAACTTTTAGCTAGAGTATTCTCAGAATCTCTACCTCCTGAGTATCCTTACGATGTAGTTGGTGGATCTCGCACTATATACGCAAGAGACTTTGACGGACAGGTGGACATATTACCAGTAAGTGATCCAAACATATTTAGTATGAGCCAACGTGTCGTGCTCGCACAAACTCAGCTACAGTTAGCACAAAGTGCTCCTGAGTTACATAACCTAAGGGAAGCATATTTTAAAATGTATACTGCTTTGGGTGTACAAAACATAGACGAAATACTCGAACCACCAGAAGACATGTCACCGAAAGACCCAGTGCAAGAAAACCAAGATGCACTTATGGGTGCACCACTAAAAGCATTTTTAGAACAGAATCATGATGCGCACATAGCAGCGCATATGGCATTTATGCAGAATCCTATGGTGCAACAGAATCCTGCTGCAATGCAGGCACTTCAAGCACATATACAAGAACATCAAGCTATGAAGTACAGACTACAAGTACAACAGATACTAGCTGAACAAGGTATGGAACTTCCACCAGAAGGGCAACCAGTACCTATGGAAGTACAAAACCAGATAGCCATGTTGGCAGCACAAGCAACTCAGCAAATAACAGGACAAGAACAAGCCTTGATAGAAGCACAGCAAATGGCACAACAGCAACCACAAATGGACTTGGCTAATAAACAACTAGAATTACAAGGTATGGAAATACAAAGAAAAGCACAAGCAGATCAGTTACGTGCTCAAACAGAACTTACTAAAGCAGAAATGGATGCGCAAACTGCTTTAGCGAAGGCAGAGAAAAATGAAGACATAGCTCAACAAAGAATTGCAGCCTCTCGTGAGAAAGATGCAATGGAAGCTGAACTCAAGTCTCAGAAATCTTATGGTGAAATATTAAAACAAGTAAAAGACGCAGAGGAGAATAGTGAGTAATGGCTAAAAAACGAGGGTTGTACGACAACATAAACGCAAAGAGAGATCGAATCAAAGCTGGTTCTGGTGAAAAAATGAGAAGTGCTGGTGACAAAGGTGCACCAAGCGCACAAGATTTCAAAGACGCAGCTAAAACTGCCAAGAAAAAAGACGGAGGTCTTTATAAAATGGCTGATGGTGGCATGTATAAGATGGCTGGCGGAGGCATGCCAGGAGGTACAATGCTTAAAATGAAAGACGGAGGTTTAGCTGTACAAAGTAAAGGCTGTGGAACAGTAGACAACAAACGCAGAAAACCAACAAAATTACGATAGGAGAAAAATATGCCAATGAAGGAATACTCAAAAAAGCAGAAGAAAATTGCTAAAGTCGCAGAACCAAGAGATAAAATCGATGGAGCAGATTTCAAAAAGCTTAGAGGAATGAAAGATGGTGGTATGTACAACTACAGCGAAGGCGGTTTACACACTCATAAGAAAGTTGTAAAAACAAGAGGCACAGGTGCTGCTACAAAAGGTTTAAATTTTCATAGTTCTGATTAATGGACTATATAAAGGTTGTCGAGTACCTACTCAAAAAGTACAGAGAACGTTGTACTGCTTTAGAAGAAACACTCGCATCGGGAGGTGTTGCTAGTTTTGAGCAATACCAACGCGTCGTCGGAGAGATATCAGGTCTTCGCTCTGCCGAACAAGAAATAATTGACCTGCGTAAAAATATGGAGAAAGAAGTAGATGACTAAAGAAGTTGTACCAGATGTTGTTATGAATTTTGACAAGGCTCCTGCTCGTGTACCTGAAGAGGTCGTGCCAGAAGAAAAGTCAGTTGAAGAGATTACATCGCAAACAGAAAAATTACCACAACCAACAGGATACAGAGTATTGATACTACCGAGAGGCAGATCAGCTGTAACTGATGGTGGCATTCAATTAGTTTCTGAAACTATTGAAAGAGACACAGTATCCTCAGTTGTAGGATATGTTATTTCTCTTGGACCAGATGCATACAAGGATCCTGTAAAGTTTCCTGAAGGTGCTTGGTGTGAAGAGGGAGAATGGGTGCTTTTTGGCAGATACGCTGGTGCTCGATTTAAAATTGATGGAGGAGAACTCCGTATTTTAAATGACGATGAAATATTAGCCAGAATACCAGACCCAGAAGCAGTAGACTATTAATAACTAACATGGAGGAAACCATGCAACAAGAAGAAAATCTTGCCATAGAAGAAACAGTAGAAGTCGAACTTCCTACTGAAGAAAAGAAAGAAGAAAATATAGAAATTGTCGATTCTCAACCTGAGGAACAACCAGTTGAAGATGATAAAACTGAACAAGAAGAGTATAGTGATTCTGTTCAGAAAAGAATCAACAAGCTAACCTATAAGCTAAGAGAAACAGAAAGACAAAACGAAGAAGCAGTTTCTTGGGCACAAAAAGTCCAAGAAGAAAATGCTACACTTAAGAAAAAAGCTGAATCTGCAAATACAGCTATGTTTTCTGAATATGATAACAGGATCAATACAGAATTAGATTCTGCTAAAGCAGAGTATAAGGATGCACTTGATCGTGGCGACACAGAAGCTGTTGTATCATCAAATGAAAAACTTGCTCGTTTGTCAGTAGAAGCAGAAAGTTTACGTCGTGTAACAGAACAGCGTAAAAGAGCTGCCGAGAACCCTGAAGAGAAAGCACAGCAGCCAGTTATGCCAGCAGCAAACACTGCTCAACCAGCACCACCAGATCCTAGGGCACAAGAATGGGCAAAGAAAAATGATTGGTTTGGTAAAAACCAAGGTTTAACTTTTGCTGCATTTGGTGTACATAGAGAACTTATGGATGAAGGTTATGATGGCGCAACTGATGACTACTATGCAGAATTGGACAACAGGCTTTCCAAATTCGGAATAAGCACCTATAATGAAGATCAAGAACAAGTTTCCGACTCTCCCGTGCAGAGAGTAGCGAGTCCTACAAGACAAGCAAGAAGTAAAAATGCACGCAGTAAGACTGTAAAACTCACACAGAGTCAAGTAGCAATAGCGAAAAAACTTGGTGTGCCTCTTGAAGAGTATGCTAAATATGTTAAAACACAATAAGGAGTAAAAAATGACAGAAAAAGATACAAATAAACAAGTAGACGAATCTGTTGCTACTGATCGATCTCCTCGATCTGCACAAGCACGAGAAAAAGAAACTCGCAGAACACCATGGGCACCGCCCTCTGCACTAGATGCACCACCTGCACCTCCAGGTTTTAAGCATCGTTGGATTAGAGAATCTATACTTGGACAAGACGATAAGACTAATATGTCTAAACGTCTACGTGAAGGCTTTGAGCCTGTACGTTCGGAAGAGTTTCCAGATTTTGAAGCACCAACGATACAAGATGGAGTACATGCTGGTGTGATCGGAGTAGGTGGTTTGATCCTGGCAAGAATACCTGAAGAAACAGTAATTGAACGGAAAGAGTATTTCGATGCTCAAACCGCTGACGCTATGCGTGCTGTTGACACAGATTTAATGAGAGAAAGCGACCCAAGTATGCCTATTAGTAGACCTAATAGAAATACCAAAGTTACTTTCGGAAAAGGATCTTAGGTAAAACTAAGAATTTTAACAACATATTTTATATAAAGGTGAAATAATATGGCGAATGTAAATGACCCAGATGGTTTTACTCCCGCATATCATATGTCTGGTGGTACAATCAGACCTGCAGAGTTTGCGATAGCAAGTGGCACGAACGCTTCGATTTTTTCGGGCGACGTAGTCAATCTCTCAAGTGGTTTGGTTATACAGGGTACTGCAACAGGTACTCCACTAGGTGTATTTTACGGAGTAGAATTCACAGCAACTTCAGGCGAAAAGATTTTTTCAAAATCTTGGACAGCTGATACTGCAACATTAGGCTCTGCGAATGCTAAAGCATTTGTTTATGTCGATCCAGATATTGTTTACGAGGCGCAGGGATCTGCTACTCCTACACAAGCATCTATCGGTACAACAAATACTATAACAACAACCGCAGGTGATTCTTCAACAGGTCGATCAAAAGAAGCAGTTACAGCAACTACTTCTAGTGGGATTGCACTAATAGTAGGTTTTCCCGATAAACCGTCAAATTCTATTGGTCAGTACGCTAGGATGTATGTAACATTCCCAGCTTCTGTGTTCGGTAATTCATAAAGGAGTAAATAACAATGGCAATTAATAGAGCACAATTAGTGCAAGAACTAGAGCCTGGATTAAACGCTCTCTTTGGACTTGAATATAGCAGATACGAAAACGAGCATGCTGAAATTTTTGATACAGAAAATTCAGATAGAGCGTTTGAAGAAGAAGTTATGCTTTCAGGTTTCGGTGAAGCACCAGTGAAAGGCGAAGGTGCATCAGTCTCATACGACTATGCGCAAGAAACTTTCACCGCTAGGTACTCTCACGAAACTGTAGCATTAGCTTTTGCTTTGACAGAAGAAGCTATAGAGGACAACCTATATGATAGCCTTTCAGCTAGATACACTAAAGCGTTAGCTCGATCAATGAGCCAAACGAAACAAGTGAAAGCTGCAAATGTTCTCAATAATGGTTTCTCATCTAGTTTTCCAGGAGGGGATGGTAAGGAGTTATTTGCTACTGACCACCCAACTTTGACAGCTGGTGATCAATCCAACGAGCCAAGCACAGCTGCTGATTTGAACGAAACTTCTCTAGAGAATGCAATGATAGATATCTCTGCATTTAAAGATGAACGTGGTCTAAAAACTAACGTTCAAGCTAGAAAATTAATCGTTCCACCAGCACTTCAGTTTGTAGCTGATAGACTGCTTAACACTCCTGGAAGAGTAAGTACTTCTGATAACGATATAAACGCTATCAGAAATATGAGCATGCTTCCAGAAGGTTATACAGTTAATCACTTCTTAACCGATACGGATGCGTTTTTTATTAAAACAGACGCACCTAACGGACTAAAACATTTTGTAAGGGCAGCAATGTCTACTGGTATGGAAGGCGACTTCGAAACTGGTAACATGCGTTACAAAGCAAGAGAAAGATATTCTTTTGGTTTTAGTGACTGGCGTGGTATTTATGGTTCCCCAGGGGCATAAATAATCGTTTAGACAAAGTAAAGGGAAGCTTCGGCTTCCCTTTCTTTTCTTCGACAATAAGTATAGAATAAATTTCTAGGATTTATTAATTTTGTTTTATCGACTGACCTAGCAGACGAGCCGAGACGATAAGACTTATTTCCGCAGGAGGAAATTATGGCAAATTCGACTTTTAGTGGACCAGTCAGGTCCGAAAATGGTTTTAAAACCATTGATGTAAATTCAACAACAGGAGCTGTTACCGATGGTTTAGTAATAAACAAAGACGGTAATATNTTTACTGATGATGGTGGGCATATTCAATATGTTGCAGCAGCAGGTTTTGGACCAGCTGATTTAATCGTAGGTAAAGGTGGTAGTCAATACGCTACAGCTAATCCTTACGCAGAAAGTGCAACACAATTATTCCCATTAGGTGCTAAGTTAGTTTATGGTAATAATGTTTATCGTTATGTTGGAATAGGTGGAACTGCGGTAACAGCAGGTAAACTTTTACAACAACCAGCAGTAGTTTCTGACCATGCTAATATGGCTGCAACAGCAGCAGTAGCAGCAGGTGAAACAGCTATTTCTGTAGAAACAGGTGGTACTGATATTACTCTTAACCAATATGCAAACGGCTATCTTTGGGTAAATGATGTAAATGGTGAAGGGCAAATGCTTAGAGTAAAATCTAATCCAGCACACGACCATTCAGCAGACCCATCAATCGTAATAACTTGTTATGATGCATTAGCAACTGCTTTAACAACTAACTCACAGCTAACACTATTAGCAGACCCAAGCAATGACNTNATTGTTGCACCAGCAGCAGAAACAGGTGCGTTAATGGGTGCTACTGTTATTGATTTAACAGCAGACTACTTTGGTTGGGCAGTAATTTCAGGTCCAGCAGCTTTATTAACTGTAGGAACTTTAGTTGTAGGTAATGCAGCAGTTCGTTCAGGTGGTACAGCAGGTGGCGTAGCTCCAGCAACAGATAACGTGTTAATGGAAGTTGGTGATGTAATGGCTGTATCAGCGAATACAGAATACTCACTAATTATGATGAACTTGAGTTAAAAACGGAGTAAACCATGGGAAATTCTTTTGTTAATTTAAAAACAGTACAAATTACTGCAGACACAGTAGCATTAGATGCAGATGGTATATCAGCAGCAGCATCAGTAGGTAATAACGCAGCACTTGTAATAGGGGGTGCGTTAGCCTCTGGTGGTGCGGTTTCTCTTAGCCACGGCAGGATAGTAACTATCCTGTCCGCTGGAGATGATTCATCTAAATCTTTTACTGTCACAGGAACTGATGTTAATGGTGATGCACAAACAGAATCTATTACAGGTGCAAACGCTGGAACTGCCACTGGAACTAAATACTTTAAAACAATATCTGGTATCTCAGCAGTTGGTAATCCAGCTGGTAACGTAAGTGCTGGTGTTAACGCATCAGCTGCGGATGTTATTACTGTTAGCGCAGCAAGAATCAGAGGAGTTAGTTTTACAAGCACAGCAACAGCAGGTCTTTTAGATTTTCTAACAACTTCTCCTTCTGGCACTAGTGTTATGAAACTAGGTTCAGTAGCTTCTGCTACTGCGACTAGAGATCTTAGTTTTCCAGATGAGGGAACTAAATTTAGTTCTGGTATTTATTTACAGTACACAGTATCAACATTTTTAGAGATGACTGTATTTCATGCATAACTGTTATAAAGGTTTATTTTGGGATTATGGAACGCGAACGTTCAAACGTTGGAAGGAGTAAAACGTGGCTAATTCTGGTACTAAAACATTTAGTCTTGACACAGCTGAGGTAATAGAAGAAGCATACGAGTTAGCAGGACTTGAGCTAAGAACAGGTTATGATGCTGCCACAGCAAGACGTTCACTTAATATTATGTTTGCTGATTGGGCAAACAGAGGTATAAATTTGTGGACAGTCGAACAAGTATCTTTAGACTTAACTTCAGGGACATCTTCTTATACATTAAATGCTTATGATGTAGATGTTCTTGAGGCAGTTGTTCGTGTGTTTGATAGTGCATCTAGTACAACTTTTAGTGATATCTCTGTTGAGCGAATAAGCAGAGCTGAGTACCTAGGAATCCCAGATAAAGCTGCTACAGGAAGACCATCACAATACTTTGTAGACAGGAAAGAAACACCTGTACTTAATTTATTCCCTACACCAGACAATGTAACCACCTATAAATTTATTAGTTACAGAATACAAAGAATAGACGATGTTACAGCATCTGCTCAAGACCAAGAAGTACCAAGCAGGTTTATACCTTGTATGACAACAGGACTTGCATTTCAAATAGCCTTAAAAAGAAATCCGCAAAAAGCAGGATTATTAAAAGCTGAGTATGAAGAAGCATTTAAAAGAGCAGCAGATGAAGACAGGGACAGGGCGAGTATACACTTAACACCCAGGATTACTTACTAATGGCATACGCAAGTGGTAAAAATGCTTATGGTATATGTGACATAAGCGGTTTTAGATACAAGTTAAATACAATGCGAAAAACATGGAATGGACTTTTAGTTGGTCCAGACATGTATGACCCAAAACACCCACAACTAGAAAGGAACACAAGAACAGCAGATCCTCAAGCATTGTTAAACGCAAGACCAGATGTAAAATCTACAATTAGTTTGGGCATAGTTAGGGTATCTAATCCTAAAAATAGCGCAGGGATAAGTTCACCTATTATGAACGCACTCAACAGCAACACTATAGGTTCTAGTTTTTCACTACGAAAAGCAACAGCAGAAATAGGGGAGGTTAGTATACTAACAACATGAGTTGGACTAATGCAACATTAACTACAGCTATACAAGACTATCTTGAGAGCAGTGAATCATCTTTGGTTACGAATATACCAAACTTTATACAAGCAACAGAAGAAAAAATACTTAAAAGCGTACAATTAGATTTGTTTAGAAAAAATGTAACAGGCAACGCAACAGCATCTAACACATATTTGACAATGCCAACAGATTTTTTATCACCGTTTAGCCTTGCCCTGATAGATTCTTCTGGTAATTATAACTATTTATTGCAAAAACAAGTTTCTTACATAAGAGACTTTACACCCTCTGCGAGTACTACAGGAACACCAAAATATTACGCAGAGTTTGATGAGACAACATTTATTTTAGCACCAACACCAAACACTAATTTTGAGTTTGAGCTGCATTATTTTTATAGACCAGCATCTTTAACATCAACATCAGGAACAACAACAACATGGTTGTCTAAAAATGCAATAAATGCTATGCTGTATGGCTGTCTATCCGAAGCATGTATGTACTTAAAAAGTTATGAGGCTTTACCTATATATGAGCAAAAATTACAAGAGTCTTTAGTGTTATTAAAAAATCTTGGTGAAGCAAAATCGACAAGAGATCAATACAGATACGGAGAAATTAGAAGAGAACCACAAGCATGAGTCGTATAGAAAAGTTAGAAGGTGCGAGTATTGCACTTGTTGCTATGGGTGAAAGTCAATTAGATTTTCATTTATCTAAATCACACAGTGTTGAGTTTGATGAAGTCTGGGGTATAAACGCTATGGCAGGTATCACGGAGTGTGACAGAGTTTTTATGATGGATCCTGCTTCTAGATTTTTAGATTCAGATGCTGCAGGTAGTCAAACAGGAATAATGACTAAAGTATTGAAAACACATAATGGACCAATATACACATGTGAGCTAGATGACAGATGTCCAGGTTTAGTGGAGTACCCTCTACTTGATGTTGTTGAAACAACAAGATGCTCTTACTTTAATAATACTGTACCTTTTGCGATAGCCTTTGCTTTATACCACAAAGTTGGAAGATTGAATTTATTTGGGTTAGATTTTACATATAAGGGTAATTTACATTTTGCTGAAGCAGGCAGATCTTGTGTAGAGTTTTGGTTAGCTAAGTGTATAGAAAACAATATGGTCGTAAGTGTTGCACCTAGATCTGGTTTGTTGGACACGGACACACCAATACAAGACAAACTTTATGGGTATCATCGTTTAGAAGATCCTCTTTTAATTTTAATTGATGAAGAAAAAGACGAATTTTTTACAATGGGTTACAAAGAATACACAGAACAGCTCCAAGAAAAACATAGGGCTGAAGCAGAGATAGTTTCTGTAGTTAATACACCTCCAGAGGCAAAAAGATACTAATGATAGAAGAAAACACTAGCTCAATTTTAGGTTTAATACAGGTCGTTACTGAAAATAATAAAGGGCATTCTCCTGAGTTTTGGGCAGAAAAATGTACAGCTAGGATATGTGGTATTTCAGAAAATGCAGAACCACACATAAAACAACAAGCAGAAGCCTACAGACTAGCTATTTATTCCACAATACTTTATTATATTAAAGAAGCAATCAATAGCGAACGCTGTACAATGCGGAATATGTTAATTGCTCAAGGTGACAACGATTTAGCAAACATACTAAAGGAGTTAAAATAATGGCGATTACATCTACATTAACAACTAGCTTTAAGAAAGAACTTCTTCAAGCTACGCATAATTTTTCTACTGGTGGTAACGCTTTTAAATTAGCTTTATACACAAGTTCAGCAACACTGGGTGCTGCAACAACAGCTTTTACAACAACTAACCAAGTAAGTGGTACTAACTATACAGCAGGTGGTAACGCTTTAACTAAAGTAGAACCAACAAGTGCTGGAACTACAGGGTTTACAGACTTTGCAGACTTAACTTTTGGTACAGCCACTGTAACTGCAAGAGGTTGTATGATTTATAACGATACTAACGGTGATAAATCCGTAGCTACAATTGATTTCGGTGGAGATAAAACTTCAACAGCAGGTGACTTTACAATTGTTTTTCCTGCAGCAGCAGCAAGCACAGCTATTATAAGAATAGCTTAGTTTCTAAATGGCTAACATAAATGGTTGGGGTCGAGGCACTTGGGGTCAACTAACTTTTGGCGAACCACTACCTGTCACAATATCTGCGATAAGCGCAGCAACATCTGCATTAGGAACAGTCGCAGTAGATGCAGAAGCTAACGTAGTACCAGCTTCTTTACTAGGTACAACAGGTGCACCAGTTGCTGGCGTAAATGCCCAAGCAATTGCTACTATACAAGGTGCGGTAGGAACAGTAGGTACTCTTTCTGTAGCTGTAGATGGCGAAGCTATTGTTACGCTTACTGGATCAGGGACAGTAGGTACAAGTGCTTTAGGAACAGCAACAACAGTATCTAACAACAATTTATCTGTTACACTAAATGCTGCTACTGGATCTGCCGGAGCAATTACTCCAGATGCAGAAGCAAACGTCTTCCCAACAGGAGTTTCTGCTGCAGCAGAAACAGGTGTAATATTGGTTTGGGGAGAAGTGGATGATTCTCAAACTATTAGTTGGGAAACAATATCAGATGCACAAACACCAGGATGGGAAGAAGTTGCTTAACAATTCTAGAAAAACATACTATAATCACTGCAGTACGGAGGAAAAATAAATGGCAAGTACATACGTAAATGACCTCAGACTTAATGAGATGGCTACTGGAGATGGTAGCGGAACTTGGGGCACAACTACTAACACAAATCTAGAGTTGATTGGTGAAGCTTTAGGTTACGGAACAGAAGGTATAACAACCAACGCAAACACCCATACTACTACAGTAGCAGACGGAGCAACTGATCCAGGCAGGGCAATGTATATTGAATATACAGGCACATTAGATTCAGCCTGTACAATTACAATCGCCCCTAACACACTTAGCAGAATGCACTTTATCGAAAATGGTACAAGTGGTTCACAAAACATAATTATTAAACAAGGTTCTGGTGCAACAATAACTATACCTCCAGGTGATACTAAAGCAGTTTACCTAGATGGAGCTGGTAGTGGAGCTGCGGTAGTTGATGCTTTTGCTAGTCTTTCTGTAGTAGACCTAAAAGTACAAGACGATCTAACAGTTACAGATGATCTTATAGTTGGTGGTGATATAGACCTAGAAGGTGCTATAGATGTAAATGGCACTACTAACTTAGACGTAGTAGATATAGATGGTGCTGTTGATATGGCTTCTACACTACAAGTAGATGGAGCTATAACAGGTTCAAGCACAATCAATGGTGTAGGTATATCTTCTAATATTACTAATTTTTCTCAAGGTATACTTATCAGTAATGATGCTGGTACAGGTACACTTGATGGTGCTTCTAACAATACAGGATTAGGTTTTGAAGTATTTGATGATTTAACAAGTGGCGATCAAAATACAGGTGTTGGTGTTCAAGCATTAGCCAAAGTTACTACTGGCTCAAACAATAATGCTATTGGTGAAACAGCTTTATTTACTAATACTACAGGTGGTAATAACGTTGCTATGGGTAGAGCCGCCTTAGAGAGCAATACGACAGCAGATAATAATACAGCCATAGGACACCAAGCACTTAAAGCGAACTCAACAGGGGCTACAAATACTGCAGTTGGTAGTTCAGCTTTACTAGCCAATACTACAGCTTCTTTCAACACAGCAGTTGGTTTTAACTCTTTAGCAACAAACACTACAGGAACTCGTAATGTTGCAATGGGAGATTCTGCTCTTGAAAGAAATACTACAGCTAATGATAATACTGCTTTTGGTTCTGCTGCTTTATATTTAAACACTACAGGTACTAGAAACAGCGCATTGGGTGCAGCAGCTTTAGATGCCAATACTACAGGCGTACAAAACGTAGCCATAGGTTATGGAGCGCTAACAGCTAACACAACTGCAGATGCTAATGTTGCTATTGGCGATAGTTCTATGGAAGCAAATACTACTGGTGAAAATAATGTGGCTGTGGGCGAAGATTCTTTAAAATCAAATACCACAGCATCTAACAACACAGCAGTTGGTAAGTCAGCTTTAGCAGCAAACACTACAGGAACAAGAAATACAGTAGTGGGTTCTTTTGCAGCAGATGCAAATAGCACAGGTAGTAATAATTCTGTTCTTGGAATAGCAGCTTTAACAAGTAATACTACAGGTGGTAACAATACAGCTATGGGAGATCAAGCTTTATCAGCAAACACTACAGCAAGTAACAACTCTGCTTTTGGTTATT